TTCAAAGGAGCGGGTTTTCTTGGTCGCCATATCGGTGTGTAAAGTAAACCGGTTAATAAAAGTTAATCCAAAAATCTTCGGATCTATACTTTCAGCACTTCCAGCCTATCTTCGCGAGCGTAGCGAGCCAATCGGACATAGTGGGGAAGTATGCTTCCCCGCTCACCCACCCGTTGCTAACTAGCCATTTGATATCAAGTTTACTTGATTTTTGAAGGATATACATATATAGATGATACGTTTTAGGTCATTTCATGCGAAATAAAATGATAACGCTATGTCCGACATCGTACGAATTAGCCCAAAAGATGACCAATTTTAGTTCTTGGGTGAGAAGACAGCTGCTTGAACAACGTGGAATGGGTACAATAACCCGCCCCGATCGTGAAATAAGAACCAAATGCTGCGAGGAATTTGTCATAGCTAGTTGGAAACCGTTGATTGATGGCACTTTTGCGTGGGTTGGAGATTGTACTTGTGGATCTTTGATAACCTGGAGGGAGAAGTAAATGGATTCTGTTAGAATGTATCGCATTATCTGTTTAAAACGATCTCAATTTAGAGAAAGCAAGGATTATGAATTTACCTCATCATGGTTTAAAGATTCAAAAATAGTATATTGGCGTGATAATCGCTCAGGATATACCGATGATGTCAATGAAGCAGGTTTGTATTTTCAGCATGAGCTCGAAGATTGTGGCGGTAAACATGGCGATTGGTTGTTAGACCCTGTATGGCAGACTGTAGGAGATGTTTATTGATGATTTCTTGGTTATTTAGAAAGTTTTGGAGAGCTGCTCCATCGTTCCGATCCGAAACTCAATGGAACATGGCCGATGAAAGCGACGCTTGGGAAGGAGTACGCGTTCAATTAGAACGGATTGCTGATGCTTTGGAGCATTGGAGGCATTCCGATGACTGATGATTTTGAATGCGCGTATGTTTCCCTGCAAGGTTTGGGTGTTCTTTGTGCATCTTTTGAATTTCACATCGAAGAATGGTTAGAAATTCAAGAAGAATACAAATGGATCGATGAATTCGAGATTTGTGAAAGAACAACAACGTGTATTCATTGTGGACAAAGCGATGTTGATTATCCGCTTTAGAGTAACACACCATGAAGATCGAGTCCGAATGATGCTGCAAGTGCAATCACAACCAATTTTATTGTCTTCGCCATACCGCGCATCTCAAGAATTGCTTGTTCGAGCATCAACATTCTCTCTTCGACTTTGGCGATTCGCTCGTTTTGAACCTGGTCTGCTTCATTCATGTCAACACCAACACTCTTCGATTCCTTTGAAACCGTTTGAACTTTGAATAGGAACGTCCAACTGGCAAAAAGTTGTAGGCGATCTTCACAGTCATCAAGCTACCGACAAATGCTGCTTCAGTTCTTTCTTGCATTGACGAGCTCGGAGACAAAATAATTCCAATCGCACCACCAATATATCGAACATCAGCGTTTAGAGTTTCGTAATCTTCAGAGAAATTCAATAATCCATCATCTTTTGAATTCTTTCCGATCCCTTGATACCTGATATCATGATGAAGTGAAAGTTCATCTACGCGGTTGACGGGTTCATCGCCTCGTTCGAGACGTTGAGTTAGTCGAGTACCTGGTCCTGTGAAGTTGTGACCAGGTAGATGCCATTCGCCGCGCACTCGATCACCTCAAGGAGTGATGTCTTGCTGGTTTGAAAGGAATACGTTGGAATACTCAATCGCTTTTTCAGTTTCAGTTAACTTTCTTTTATCGCCAACAATGTTAAGAACAAATGGGGTAAAAGCGACGAATACTTGTGAATCGTTGTTAACATACTCACCTGCTTCAGGAGCGCCTGCTGTAGCTACTGATTGAGAGCTGCGTTCAAATGGTGTTACTTCGATAACTCTCATTACCATAAGTGTAGGCCCTATTACTAAATCCGCTTCACCTGTTACAGTTCTATCGATCATAAGCCAATTGTTAAGCCAACGTGTAGGGGTAAGAGGTGGTAATGGCCCTGCTACGTCCTTCATTGACCCCATTTGATTAGGAGAAGAATAGGTTTGACTTACATCTTGCGCGTAAACTCTACGCTCACAGTATAGAAGCTCTCTTTGACTAGCCAATTTTCCTATATTTTGATTAGCCAAACTCATGGGTTGAAACCCTGCTTTGAATAATTGCTTAATCTCCAAACCGGATCCACCCATACGTCCGTCGCCACAATCTACGTCCGCATTTGTAACGATGATAGTTTCTCGAATGTTTCTACCTGGTGCGACGTTGTAACAGCTAATCACTTCTGGAGTTTCTTTCATTCTTTGAATGCCGATCATAGCGTTTGCCAAACATTCGCCTTCTTCGAGTAAGTCTCGAAGATCATGAAAGTCGTATGACATGAAAGTTCCTGTTTTAAATTGTGGAACTCCAGTCGCATCATTATACAAAATGTCATCATGAGCACCAATCCCATAGGTGGCAGCTGGTGTTTGATAACCTACACCAGCGCCTCCTGGTGAAGCAGGTTGACCGGCTGGTATAACTCCTGAATCATACGCTATTGAACCAAAGATTGAACTGAACATTTTTCTAGGCATAATATCACTTCTTCATACTTCGCTTGTGTTTTCTCCAAGCTACCGAGATTTTCTTTGTTACTGAAGGCATATGCAATTTACGATTTTTGCCTCTGCCTTGATAGATACCTCTAACCGCGTTCTTATTGCGCTTGACGTGTCGATGAACTCGACTAACATAATCCGTATAGGATTCGCGGCGCTTAGGAGTTGGCAAAGGCACAAAAAGCACCTCAGAGGTTAGCAGATCGTGTCAATGCAAGACTCATGTAATCAGCAGCGTTTAGTTTGCTGATAACACCTGTAACTCGAACGTATAGTGGAACGTCAGCAGCACCAGTTAAGCGATCTGCTCGAATACTAAGAAGTCCGCCAGGAACGTAACGGATTTCAGAAACATCGCCTAATGAAAGGGATTCATCGAAAGCAGAAGTCAAAGCATCAGAGAACTTGAGGTAGAGGGAATCATACTCAGCATGGTTGATGAAACCAGCTGCAAGTGAATCAAGAGCTACTTGAACTTGGTAAATAGCAGAAGGTTGGTTAGTTGCTGTTGCGTTAACACCTACTTCAATCGATTGAACACCAAACGCTTCTAGATCAGCAACGTTAACAAATGTGTTTAGATCGATAGTTGCTGTATTACCAGCAGCATTCGCAGTTATAGTCTCAAAAATTTCAAAGGAGCGGGTTTTCTTGGTCGCCATATCGGTGTGTAAAGTAAACCGGTTAATAAAAGTTAATCCAAAAATCTTCGGATCTATACTTTCAGCACTTCCAGCCTATCTTCGCGAGCGTAG